TTATAAAACGGGTCTATGTATTTATCCATAATCACATTAAAAAAGCCGCCAGCTTCCTGACGGCATGAGTATTTGTATTTTGTTAATCGATGCCTTGCTCACTTGCTCCGATGTATCCGATCTTTGAGGAGCCATTGTATTGGTCTCTCCTCAGAGTTCCATGCTATAAGTTTAGCATGTGGAAAATAAAATAAAATACTTGTTTGGTAAGATTAATTCGTGATTTGTATAGATTTAGTCGTGATTTGTCGTGTTAGTGAGATATTGAGCCGTGAATTGTCGGAGTGCTTCTCCGTGAAGCTGACAGACATATTTGTAATCGAGATACATGCTCTTGGATATGTCTGCCAAGGATTTACCGACATAGTAGCGCTCAAATAGGATCGTGCTGTACTTGTAATCATCTCCGTTAAGATACTGTATCTCCAATGCTATCTTGGTATTAGTTTCAACACGTTGGCGGATTTCCGTGTCTATCTTTTCGATATCCGCTAGGAGTTCGCAACCCTTATCAAACATAACATCATGTGGCGATGATTGTACTTTATCACCTGAGTAGTCGATTGCACTGATGCCTGTGTAATTGATGTGTATGTGTTCTTTGATGATCTTGAGCTGTCGGATGCGCTCATTGTTTGATTGGATTTGATTTAAATAATCCTTTGCTGTCATATCATACCTCAAAGACTAAGCCATATTAACGTGACTATCAATCCGAATAATGTTGGAGCTAACAATAATATCATCGGCGGTTTTTACCTCTTCAGGAGATGCCCATATTACTGAGCCTGTATCGGCTGTGACGCATCGAATCATGTTTCCGTCATGGTGTTGTGGTACGTATGTACATTTGATATAACAAACTTCTCCGGGTTTCATAAAATCCTCCCTCTGTTAGTAGTGTAAATATAAAAATGATATAAAGTTTATAAAATGTTTATTGTTCTTCGGAATGCCGAGATTCCTGACGTTTGAAAGCAAGCTGCGCTGGAATGTCCGCAAACTCATAACCCTCGCACTCTTTAATATGTTGGCGCTGTAAATGGCCATCAAAGCATTGTGGATGCTCTCGATCTTGCCATCTACAAAATAAACATTTAGTGTAGTCGGTTGCAATCATGATTTCTCCCCTATCTTTGCCTTGATTGCTTTTATTGCATCCTCAATACCGTCATAATATCCAATACTGTATTGGTCATCTGAGATATAACATTTCTGTTCAAATTCTTGCCTTGCTATTTCAGCATCTTCAGCGTCAAGACCAAACTCTCTAACAGCAACACGAACGGCATCATCTAAGCTTAAAAATAATTTTTTCATGATTCCTCGCTTTCCATTTTGTTTGAATATTTCAAATCTATCTGTTCAAGTTTGTCAACAAACTCATTCAAGGCTTGTATTACTTCTTTAACCTCGGAAATAAACGGCTTTATTTTAAATTCCGCTGTGATTTCATACTTTGCCATTATGTTTCCTCACTTTCTCCGTTATCTTCAAATTGACATTCCTGTATATCACTACACAGTTTTTCGTGTCTTTCACACCAATATATCGCCTTTGCTTTTCCTGTTTTTGCGTCCTGTTCCCAATCCGCTATATCGGAATCTATGCAATCTTCACAATTCATACCTTACTCGATCTCCTGTGGCACATACTGACTTTCGTCATCATTCCATTTCCAGCCTAAGAAATCCAAATAAAATAACCTTAAACATCTTTCGCATAGATGAAATGTCGAATATCCATCAAAACCATCTACTCCGATTTTGTAGCGTTTATCTCCACTGCTATCAGCTTTGGTTATTTTTTTGCACTTGTCACACTTTATCCACTCGCTCATTTTTCCTCACTTTCTACCTTGTCTGTTTCATTTCTTCAGCAGTATTTCTAATGACTTTGTTAAACCTCGGGCAACAATGCTTATCATGGTCATACTCTTTGCAATCATGACACCATTCATCGGGATTATAACAAGGCTCTTGCTCTAGTGCTTTGATTGCCATATCAAGTGCAGGCATTGAATCGTTATACTCATCCCAATAATCTTCTCTTATGATTTTAAGTTCTTTTATTGCTTCTTCGTTTGTCATTCCGCCACCTCACCAATGATTTTATTAATCCATTCATTCCGGTATTCTTCTTTTAGCTTAAAACAATCGTCTCTTTCAAATCCCGGGCATTCGTTAGCATATCCGTCTAAGCCATGATCGCAATCATATTCACATAATCCGCAAACACTATCGTCGACATTCTTCTCCCTAATGTCCGAAAATATCCCTTCAAGTTCGTTTAAAAAATCGTTTATGTTTGCTTTGATTGTTTTCTCTGCCATTCCGTTACCTCATTATCATCTGCACGTATAGTATCAATTAATTCAGCTCGACATTTTTTGCACAGAATAATGATCATTCCCATTGTGCCGTCTGCTGATAAATGTATTTCCTTGGTATCATTATCGCTAAAACAACAAGTGCATAAGCATCTTCCGTGCGGTCTTGTTGCCGGTTTTATTTTAATCATGCCCTTACCTCACTATTTACTTGTAATTTTTAATCAAAAACCGCCTTAAAATCTTCAAAGGTAAAAATATATGGCTGAGACCCTAAAGCGGTCTTTTAGGTGCTGATGTTACCCCACTTGATTATTCCGCCGAGCTTCTACCGCCTTTAGTGCGTTCGCTTTTGAAGCTTCCCTTTGAGTCTCGCTAATTTTCTTCGGTGGGTTGATCTTTACCCACTTCCAAGGAATGTGGAACAATTCCGAGTTCCTGGCATCCACCTCGTTGGGATATTCCTCAGCAAGTCTTGTGAGCCTCGTGTTAAGTGCCGAACCCTCAGGAGCTGTAACCGTTGCTGTCGAGTCGCCTTTGCACCACTCGATGCAAAATTCATTTGTAGTCCATTGCATAATGATTTATTTCCTTTCCGATTGCCTATAGCTCTGTGATTAAAACGTCTAAAACCGCCCTTTCGTACCTTAGACGGATATTTATACCCCTAGAGTGTTTGGAGCGGTTTTTGAGTCGATTTTTCCATATCTACGCTTTGTTCTCGATCATGATTGCAAGGTATGCGTCACCGTCCTTATCTATCTTTGGGATGAGTGCATACACCTCATAATCTGCATAGTTGTCGACTTCGCAAGCACTATCAGCAAGATAAGATTTACTTGTTAACGGTGTATCTAACTTACTATCCCCTATCTGTATATCAAGATATGGTGATATTACTGGATATAAGTCTTTGACTTTCATACTCTTGGGTTTCCTCCTGATCCGCGTCTCAACTCATCAGAAAATTCTTTTAAAGCTATAAAATGGCTTCTCATGTGTGAAGTTTCTGAGTTGTGTGTATATCTTCCGTCTCTTTCGAGATACAGACATATCGTGCATAAAGTTTCGACGAGTTCCGTTATTAGAGCTTTATAAAATCTTATTTTCTTTATCATTGGGTTTCCTCCAGTAAATCAAATATATTCATTTGTGCGCTCGCTTGGTCTAGTCGCTTTTTAGCTTTCCGATAATATTCTTCGTCGATCTCAAAACCAACATACTTATGATTAGTATTCCGACAAGCTATCAAGCTGGACGCAGATCCGACATGTGTATCAAGAATAATATCTCCGTCTTTTGCATAGCGATTTAAGAGCCATTCATAAAGTGCTATCGGTTTCTGCGTCGGGTGAAAACGTGTATCGCCTTGCTTACTTTGTGGCGCATATTTAAAGATTTTTGCGTTATCATTGAATGATGTCCAAGCATACTCAGCCATTGCCATTGAAAAAGATTCCGAGATTGATAGCTTTTCCCAAATCACGAAACAACGTGTCGGCGGAAGATTGAAATAATTGCCCCCCCATATAATCTGGTTACGTGAGACACGAAACAATTCTTCGAAATAGTCTTGCTTCGGGGCAATGTCCCACGAGATGATTTTTTTGATTGCTCTTTCGCTTGCTCCCTTTTGATTTGGTAATTCTTGTCGGTCTTGCGGAGTCCGAATGTGAAGTGTCTCTTTGTACTTGTCGAAGCGGCCTCCGAACCTGTTCCAGTACCCCCCCCGACTCCGTTGTCTTGATGATACTTAGCAAACCAACCCTGACAGCCGCCGCCCTCAGTAAAGCCACCGCCATACGGAGGATCTACGATAGCAAGGTCAAAATATTTATCAGGGAACTGTTTCATTCCTTCCATGCAATCCATGTTATAGAATCCATAGTCCAACATTAAAAACTTATCTCCTCCACCTCTCATCAGGGCATAGACTTGTATACATATACGGTGGTCTACTGCCTATCTCATGCGCCCTGTTCTCATACGTGTCTCTAACTCTTGCAACCCTTATCGACTTATTACCCTTTGTTATCGTCGTAGCTGTCCGTAAATCAATGGCGGTTGCAACCATTGATGAGCTGGCGGTTGATGTGCGTTCGATGGTTCTCATGCTTGCCTCCCTGTTATATTGCAATTAAGCCATGTTCCAAACATATCGCAATAATCATCAGCACTATTGCGACAAAGGCAAGAAGTCGTAAAAATACGTTATCTGATGTCAGCAACAATCCAATATCAAGAAAAATCAAGAAAAATCTGAATTTATCGTTCATATTTTGATTTCCTCCTCCCTGTTATCGACTCATAACATTATCCTTTGCTATGATGTCGGCTGTGTTGATAAGGAACTGAACCAGCTCCCTCATGTATTCTGTATCGGGATATTTTTTCCCGAAGTCATTTATTGCCTTTGTAAATGCTTGCCATTGGTCATCACAATCCATTGTCTCCTCAACATGCTGACCTGCCTTGATGACTTTCCAAGCGTCGCAAAATGGCAAATAGTAGTTTTGTTTTAATTTATCGTCTGTCATAATTCCCCCTTAATCAAAAAGGAATATCGATTTCTATTTGTTCAGGATCTACAACAACAAAGCCGTCATTATCTTTATCCCATGGATAAACGATATTTTCAGTATCAAAGTTTTTTAGTAGCTTGCTTTCGGCTTCAAAATAAAGATCCACGAATAAATCGCAAGTGCCATGTTCACGGTCTTTAGCAATTTCAACAACGTTAGTCACTTTCGAGCTTGCTTCCGTCATCCAATCAGCTCCGACAGATTTTAGTATTACCTTGCTTTTTTCCCTGAAGTCGGCATTGTTTCGATGCACTATAAAAGCATTGTCGATTATGTTGACGATGTTATTTGAACCGCTGACATCTTCAAGTCTCAGGAATCCGATTGATTTTCTTGGATGTGCGACAAGTATGATGTGGACATTGCAATCCTGAGCGATTTTCTTCAGCTCCCACATGAACTTGGTTTGTGCGTCAAACTCATTTGTTCTGTTCAGCTCTTGGACATCTAGCGCCATAAGGTTATCAATAATGACCATGTCGGCTTTTGCATCTATACACTTACTTCGGATATTTTGAAGTAGGTAACTAGGTTTATTTGACTTCACATTGTTATAAAGCCAAAGATTTTCACCCATCCATACAGCAATTTTTTGTTTTATAGGATCTTCAACAAAAAAGCCGTTTTCATATTTGACAGACTTCTTGATGTTGCTCTTTCCAGCCGCTTGTAAATACATCCAGTTCATGAATGATATATCCGTAAGCTCTCCGGAGTAAGCAATCACAACATGCCCGTCAGCAATAGCATTCAACATCAGCTCACTTAACAGCGTGGATTTGCCCGAAGCTCTAAGACCTGATATGATACTTATTTTTCCTTTTTCCAATCCACAAAGAGCCTTGTCAATTTTGTTTATCCCAGTTCGGATGTATTCCGGCTCAGGAACAACCCTATTCAAAATCATTTCAGCGGTTTGGAATATCGGCAAGGAATTATCCTCTTGATATGCTGGAACTGTTTTCGATTCTGTTTTGTCCCTATTGTGTTTGGCATAACCTTCATCAATCCTTTTGTCATTATCGTTATACTCGTAAGCATCCGGCTCGAAATGGAGTCGAAATTCTTTCCAGTGATAATTGAGACAATGTTTATGTAAGCATCGGAAGCTGAGCGCTCCACTCGCCATCTTTGCGACCATTGAATCCGGCGCCTTATGATTTGGGTCAAAAGGACATTCATCAAGGATGTACTTGGTGCCGCCGTTCCAAGCTTTGGGAGTGTATTTTATGCCATATTTATCCATCCAATCTTCAACATTGAAGTCACTTGGTTTATAATCATTGTAAGCAGCTGGCTTCTCAGGTTCTTCGGGGATTTCAGCTGCTAACTTCTCAAGATATGCCTTGTCGGTAATCTTACATTCTTTGACGTCCCCGATTAACCTACTCATTCGATGCGGACGCTTTTCCGTGTTAGCTCCCTTTTGTGCCAACGTCCCATATAATTTGCAAACTCGTGACGGATTAAAATTCCCGGTATCAATCTCAACAACTTCTGTATCAAACATCATGGACAAAGCTAATAAGCATTTCTGAAGTAGTTCTTTATTTTCCTCTGTCCGTTTTAGATTTATTCGGTATAGGAGATGAGCACCATTTCCACTTATGCCCTTAACTGGTTCTTCAAAACCATAATCACGCAAGAAGATATATATTTTCTTTGCCAGCTCATAAGCCTGTTGTAGTTCTTCATTGGTGCTGGATATTCCCGTCTTACGAACAGGATCTAAATCAACAAAGAACCATTTGAAACCGTCAACATCCTCATCCTCAGTACCACTAGCACCAAGAACGAAAGTGTCATGTTGCACCTTAGAATATAAATCCTCATCAATTGGGTTTAATGTAAAATAAATATTTGCTCCCCTTTGGTCTACGGTTTTAAGCGCTCGGATTAATGTATCCACATTTCTGAAAAAACCACTCAAAGGTTTGCGTTTTACACCATTGATAACCCTGACCTCGAAAAGTTCGTCATTCGGATGGAACTGCTGAATGGCTTTACGTAATTCTGTTTCATCTATCATTTTATTTATTGCCATGTTCCACCCTCTCTAGGTGGAGCAATCCATTTCTTTTTTTTGTCATCCCAGTACCACCCTTTACCTGGACAAACCGCAGGATCTTTTTTATTTACATTGTTATCATTGTTTACATTGTTATTCATTATTGTTTGTGGAACGTCCGTAGGAACGTCTGTAGGTACGGGGGTAGTAACGTCTGTTGTAACGTCCGTAGGTATGTTAGTAGTTCGCCGACCATTATAAAACCCCCAATTTACAAGGGTTAGAAGTGTTCCGCTAGGTGTTCCGTCTGTTGTAACCATTCCGTCCGATTTTAAGCGTTTAATGTATCGCATAACCCTCGGTCTAGACCATCGCCATGTATCGGCTAATTTTTGGTAGCTTGTCCACATCTGACCGGGTTTAATTACCTGAATCCGTCCGTTTATGCTGATTTTCTTTTCTTTATGATTGACCGACAGCAACAAGTCACACCATGCTTTAAACTCATCAAAATCCTTGTCATTATTCCAAGTCCAATGGTCTTTAATGGATCTATACAACGGGACAAATCCCGAATCTTTATTACTCCCCATTGTCACCCTCCCAGTAACTGAGTGATAACGCATCCCGTTTCTGATTTTTCACAGAATCTGAAATCAATATTGTATTTGTCCCTCATGGTGATTAAAGACCTGTATAAAGCTGTCCCCTCTGTCGCTTTGGGATATTTGGGAATCTTTGCTGGATGTCCGTTTTGAATAACCCACTCAGATAAATCAAGTCGAGGATTATGCCAAAAGTAAACATCTGTTAAGGTTTCGATTCCCTCCCCATGTTCACACAAAATAATAAGTTTGATGTTCTTTTCTTGCGCCCGGATAAGCTCCGCCGCAAACCTTTTGTGTTGTTGAGTGACATTCCCACAAAGCTCAAGAAGATCCTTTTTCCGGTCGATAACTACTCTAGGATTATCGATATTCATGTAATCGCCAACCCATAGCTTGGAGCGGAAATAATCCACTCCAATGCTGTCAAATTGGCTTTTGATGCGTTCCCACTCTTTTTTGTGTTCCCTAGTGTCGCATTGAATCGTCAAAATGGAATCTCCTCTTCGTCACCCTCTTTTATCGCCATGAAGTCATTTGACGGAGTAGAAGATGAGCCTTTTAAAAGTTTCTCTTCAGGAATGCTTGCACCGTCAACCTTAGAATCATCACAGAACCATCTGAGCTTGTGACGCTTTTTGATTTCTCCGTTGTATTCTTCCTCGACAACTCCGAAGACTCCTCCGATCTTGCGTCCCTTGAACTGGTCGCAGAACTTCTCACCCCAAATGGCTGTGACATTATTGGAGCGCTCAAAAGCTGTCACGAAACTCTTGAAACTCTTTGAAGTCTTGTTTGAATCCTGATAGTCCATTGCCATGATGTAGTTTGTGCCGTTGTTGGGCCATTTCTTATCGGGACGGATGTCCTTGTCAAACAGATCCGAGAAGTAGTTAGGCTGTCTGTCATTCTTTGCAAAGTCAAAAGCGACAACAATCATCTGCTTGCCGGATTTGCTTTCCTGTTCCTTGACTCCCTTAATAATTAAGTGATGTCCGCCCAGCTCTATCGGAGTAAAATCTCCCCCAACCTGTACCTCATCATATCCCTGTGGTTTCTGCATAATTAATTCTCCTTTGTAAAATTTAATATTGTTAATACTGCTGCGCAGCTTGCTACTAAAGAAATATCCCCCTCTAATTCGGGATAGCCTATCATTTCATCAAGTTTTGATTCGTATACTAACTTGACGTTTTCGGCATACTCTTTAATGATTTCTTCTTTATTCATTTAGCTTTTCTCCCTCCAGCAATCTTCTGTATATGTCCGGGTTATTCCAGACTTTTCGAACCATGCCAGGATTAAAACGTGTTTGTTTTAAAACATCCGACATCATTGCACCATTATCTTTAAACCTTAAAATTACTTCATATCTTCTATGCCTAAAAAAATCGATTATTGTTGTCCACCTTGGTTGTATGTATGCATAATGATTTTCTTCGCAGAATTTCGGAAACTCTTCTTTGATGACGTCTAAATTCGTAAGGTTTAGATCTCCGCCCTGGCTGTAGTCTCTGAAGTAATAAACTTTTCCGAACTCTGTCATAAGCACATCTCTTGTCTTGACCGTGAGTCTTTTTCCACTCTCAAGCTCCTCACGATGTGCTGTAAGGATCTGCAATTGTTCGCCAGGACGTAACATCCGCCCACTTGCTTGTTTATGCTTTTCAATCCATTCATGACAGCTCTTGCAAAGAACCACTAATTCATATTCACGTTCAAAGCCTAAATTTTCATAGGTCAAATGATGGACTTGTAAGTCAAAAGGACGACCACAACAAAAGCATTTATTATCGGCTCTTTTAATTGCCTCATCTCTTGTTTTCTTCCACCAATCTGATTGAAGATAGTCATGATATCGCTGATCCATGTATTACCCCTCCGTCCATCCGTAGAACTTGCGAATGGTATCATCAACAAGCTTTAAGTTGTTGTCGATCTCGACAGTATCAAACATATCTTCGGGAGTCTTCGTGATGTCAAAGCCGTCGGTCTGAGTCCTAATAAAATGCTTCCCGTTATCTGACATACAACGAATACAAATTGTAACCATGCCTTCTAAACAAACCTTATTGTCGATTAACTTGCCGATGGTTCTCAGCTTAGTCTCACCCATATCATTTGTGTCTTCGTGTAATATGATGTAGACAATCACATCCTCAGGAAGCTCTTTTTTGATGCGCTGGACTAAGAAATACATCTTGTCGGCGATGTCATCATACATATCAAAACTTGCGTTTCCTTTTTTATTCCTGTGGTTATCCATAAAGTGATGTGTCATTAAGTACCCAGCATCATCAATCACGGCTGTCTTGCAAGGCATTTTCTGAAGCTGTGAAATAATGGTGTCAATGTTATCGGTCTTGCATACATATTTAAATTTCTTTCTAAACGGCAATGCCTTTCCCTCGATGTTAATTAACAGTATTTCGTCTTCGGCAAAGAACTTCAGCGAACGGCTCTTACCTGAGCCGGATTTGCCATAATATAAAATTGGTAATCCGATAAGTCTTCACTCCCTTCTATTTTCAAATTAATCAATCTTGAGATGTGTTCCCCTCTCACCAAGAGAAGCGAACGGAAGCACCTCACCCGACTCCAGTGCCGCCCGAATCTTGTCTTTGTCGGGAGACTCAACAACAACCTTTTTGATATACTCCTCAGGAACACACCCCTCATCAATGGAAAGTGGAAGCTTTCCGCCGTTCCCGACGATCTTGAACCTATGCAAGTCGGTTTTGATTTCCTTTGTGCCGATTTCTTCCATTGCTGACTTTAAGCGGTCTTTCATGCGCTTATGAGTCGCTACAAGCCTATCCTCGATAGCTTTAAGGCGGTTAATTTCTTTTGCTACGATGTTGGCTCTGCCCTCGATCTCGGACATAACAACAGCATAGCCGTCTGCCTTGACTTCAATCTGTCCAAGGACAGCCTCAAGCGTATCGTTGAATGTTTCGATTTCTTCCGGGTCAGCACTTCCGGCAAGGTCAAGCAAGTTTTTATAATCCTGAGTTAAGCTGTATAAAGTTTCCATTATTCAATCTCCTCTCCAACTTTTATCCGATCAATTGCAACTTCAACATCTCCGACGGTTTTAAGGCACATGATATAATCACGGAGTTCGTCAGCTCTTTGGTCTAAATCATCCTCAGCTTCGGTCGAGTTTTTCCCAAAGCAATCAAGCTGTATAACTAGCTCGATTCGTCCCTCATAACGTCGCATCGGTCTATCTTCCATTTCCCTGTTGTAATGGTCTGCGTCTCTAACAGGATCATTCGTTCTTTCCATCTTCTCCCTCCATGTACTCGTCAAACTGTTTGCCAAATTCCTGACCTTCCTCGTTTTCTTCCGGGATAAAGTCGAGAACCACTTTGCCATTGCTAAAAATCCGATGCACAAAGAACCCTAAATCCGTACCGAGTCCGTCTCGGCTGTATTCATGACGGTCAAATATTGTGACTCTGCTCGGAGCTGAGTTATACACAGTTAAGTCAAAATGACCCTTCTGTTCTTTTAAAAGCTCATGAAGTCTCTGAGATGCTTCCAACAATTTCCTTGCTTCTCCCTCAATTTCGGGAGTGATATCAATCAAATTTTTAAATTCCATATTTGTCTCCTATCTGATAAAATAAAAAGTGGATTAATTACTTATCACCAATATTTAATTTTTTCCTTGGCTCTTGATGTTCCCAGCATCAGGAGCTTTTTATTTGTATTCATGTGTGTGTCCTCTGTCCGTCTGCTTGTAATCAAAGTTAGGATTTTGCATTATCTTGATTCCTAAGTCCTGTTCGAGCCTGTCGCACATAATCCTGGCAATCTCGATGCTGTCAGCGTCCACAATGACGGAAAGCTCGATTTTATAGTCCGTGATAAATTTCATGCTCCGATATCCTCCATGATTTTTCCGAAACAACCGCCCTCAATGTGCCAGCCATTAACAGAAATGATGTTCCAGCGGTTTACTGTCACTTCTGTATACGTGCTTTGCAATACAACAAATTGCTCGTACACTCGTTTGACTTTGAGCGTCCCTTTTATGTCATCCTCTTTCATGCCTTGCGAAAAGCTGACTTTATAGCCGGGTTTTATAAATCTCCGACAATCAAAGCATCGGAGACTATATCCTACTTTTTCGCTCATTCTTCACCTCCGTCCGTAGTGCCAAAGGTCTGATGCGCCTATCAAAAGCATTAAGCCTATGCTTACATCTAGCGCCGCCGACCAATTGCCTATTAATGTTTTAAATGCTCCTATTGCTGTTAGGGTTAATCCGACACTAAAGAATATGAGTGCCAGTAGGTCTGACAGACCTTTGTAGTGTTGATGCCACCACCTTAGAAATGACCGTTTGTAACAGTCTGTTTTCGTGTATTTCCTCATGTGTTACTCCAATAGTTTTAATTTTTCTGATTCCGTAAAATGCAGCTTTTTGCATAAGTCCCGGAGCTGCCATACATCAAAGCTGATTTTTTTGACTTTGATATAAAAATTCCGCTCCGAATATCCCAAGTACCGGGCAATAGCTGGAAGTCCCTCAAGATTTAGGTCGATACCGTGTTTTAACACCGTCTGACGGAACCATGTAAAAATATCGTTCTTCATAGCTGACATCATGCCGGGAGCCTTCCTGTTACACTCCGATGCTACATTTTGTATCATCGGAAGTAAAAATAATATCGTTGTACGGTACACCCAAAGCATCGGCGATTATGTGAGTTTTCTCAATAGTCAACTTCTCAGGAGCTTGCTCCCAATTAAAATATGTATTAACAAAAACACCGCATCTGTCAGCCATTTCCTTTTGGCTATAGCCTTTTAAACGTCTCCATTGCTTCATGGTCAGAGCCATTGACATTCCTCCTCTCTTACTTTTTAAGTGCTATGTTTTGTAACAATCCCCATAATACTCTACATTTTGTGTCATGTCAACAAGATTATTGTAAACATTTTTTATCAATGTTAAAATTATCTAACAGGAGGGATGAACATGCTAGGAGAAAATATCCGTTTCTATCGAAATAAAATAGGGTTGTCGCAACAAGAGTTATCGGAAAAACTCCACGTTGCACGTCCGACCATTTCGTCATGGGAACTTAATCGAACTGAACCGGCAATGGGAAACATCGAAGCTTTAGCCAAAATATTTAAATGCAAAAAATCTGAATTAATTGGAGAAAATCCGACAACGTATGAACCAATCAATACAATCGCTGTAGAACTGGATAAAGAAAAGCAAATAGAGCTGTTGGTTGAGGAAGCAAAGCAAGCCGACACAGAATTTATAAAACGTGCTACGGAATACTTAAGGTTGTTGAGATATAAACCGATTGTCGATGCGCTAACAGAGATAAAGCATTAAATCATTTTTGGCATAATTCGGAAAAACAATGAATCATATTGCTGACATCGGCAAATTGGTAATGTTGGGTAAACGTAAACGAATTAAACTTTTTACCCCTGAAAAATGTAATTGAGTCCCAAAAATGGTACTTAAAACATCATTTCCAAGATTCGAATTAAACTTAGACAAATAAAAAAAGCTCCTAGCTGGCAACTAGGAGCCTATAAGCGCAAGGGAAGCATGAAAACATGTAACCAATGAAAAACCACTAACCCACTAAGAGGATAAATCACAAAGTCGTATATATATTTTAAGGAGTAAAACGAATTTAACCCTTGCGCCGTTCTACTCCTATTTTATCACGAAAGGAGGAAAAATAAACCATGGCAACCATCGAGAGAATATCAAAAGAGACATACCGCATCACCAAGATGTATAAGGGAAAGCGATACCGAATGACCGTTGACCGCAAGCCCTCGAAACAGGAAGCGGAGCGCCTCATCTGGAGCATGATAGAAAAGGAACCGAGTAACCCGATCTATAAGACCTTTGCACAAACTGTTGTTGATTACTGTGATAACAAATCATCTATACTCAGTCCCGGGACAATCAAAACATATTATGCTTATCTCAGAGTTATGCCGGAAACGTTCAAAAATACCCCTATTTCGGGCATTACTAACGAGACTATACAAATATTGCTTAACGAGTATGCAAGCGCCCATAATGCCAAAACAACGCATAATTTAAAGGTTTTTATCGGATTGATAATTCATTCCGTTAATGAGGATTTCAAACTAAAGGTAAAGACTCCACCAATACAGAAATCTGACTTCTATGTTCCTGAAGATTCCGACATTAATGCTCTACTGGATGCCGAAAAAGGAAGTCCCCAAGAAGTTGCCGTGTGGCTCGCTGTCCTAGGTCTTAGGCGCTCGGAGATTTGCGCTCTTGAAACATCCGATTTGTCGAAACATAACATTATTACGGTCAACAAATCCATGGTTAAGGATAAAGATAATAAATGGATCATCAAAGTTACTAAGACAATCGAGTCAACTCGCAAGATTCCGTGTCCCGAATATGTAGCCGGACTGATTAGAGCATTGCCGGAGGGAAAGATTTATAGGATGCATCCCGAAACTCTCAATAATCACATCAAGCGCTTGCAATCAAAGCTCGGAATAAATATCTTCTCACCTCATAAATTCCGTCATTATTTCGCATCAACAGCAAGGGAAGTCATGCCGGACGGATACGTTGAAAAGCTCGGCGGTTGGAAACCCGGCTCGGACATAATGAAAAAGGTTTACGATTACACCAAGAAGAAACAGGAAAAGGAAGCTGCGGAAGCATTGCTCAAGCGACTGGGTAAATTGTCTGGGTAAATCCTGGGTAAAAGTTGGGTAAAAGTTGGGTAAAAATGCTTCTTTTTAGCGAAATTTGATTACACAATTACGAAATAAAAAAGGCTTAAAACCCACGGAATTTCAACGTTTTCCACGGTTTTAAGCCATTCTTCATATTTCCGCACGTTTAAATAACGTGTTTTACCATAATCGTCAATTTCTCCTTATTTTATGCGGTTCTTTTTAAACCTTGGGTAATTTACTGGGTAATTTTTTAGTTAAGGGATTCCCCTTGTTAGTCAACAGCTTAGTCAAGGACGGTAAAAAAAGCAATAAAAAAAAGAGGAGCGCCGAAGCACTCCCCATAACTTTGGATTGATTGCAAAAACTTTGCTTTTGACTTTGGTTTGACTAAATAAGTCAAATCCTTGACTAATCCTTGACTAAATCCTTGACTAATCCTTGACTAAATCCTTGACTAATCCTTGACTAAATCCTTGACTAATCCTTGACTAAATCCTTGACTAATCCTTGACTAAATCCT